GGGCAGCTCGTTCAGGTTGCCGTGATCCACGGCAGCCAGAGCATCTACCAGCTCCATATTGCGGCAGCGGGCATCCGGGATTTCAAATGCAAAGCCGGATCGGGTTGTGCCTTTCAGCATGGTCAGGCCTCCTTGATGTATTCATAGTGGGTGTTGCCGCTGGTGTCCGGAACGGCGGTCAGGGTAATGCCATAGCCCAGGGCCTTGCTGTCCGAATAAACGATATCTTCCATTTCGGAAATACCGGCATCGGGGATGACAATGCGTTTGTTGGCATTGTTGACGATGGTATCCACCACCCATGCGCTGTTGGGAATCTCACGGCTGCTGGCTTTGACGGTCAGCCCGGCTGCGACGGTACCAGAAACATTGTCCGAACCATAGTAAGATTTGAGAACTTCCTCGTTCAGCGCTTCGATCAGGGTAAACTTGAAGGTATCCGGCTTTTCTTTCTGGATGGTTTTAACGGTATCTCCACCCCAGGCTTTGACCTGTTCGGTTTTGGGGGAGTTAGAGTTTGTCAAGCCGGCATCGCTGATGTAACCCAACGACTTGAACGCTTCGTTCAGCTCTGCATCGGTGGAGGTGGGCAGCGCAGTGCCCAGCGGCGCACGGTACACGGCACCGCCGGCTGCAGGCTTTGCCACGCCGACTAAGGCGGCATTCTGCATAGAGGTTCTCCTTTCAAATTGTGCCATGCACAACGCGGTACACTGCCTGATAGCGGTATCGGTGCGTGGCGGTATCGGTAAAGTTATAGTCGTTTTCCAGGCGGGCCGAACCAATGCCCTGCCGGGCGGGCAGGGCATCCATGGCGGCTTTGGCCTGTTCATTGAGCTGGGCGGCATCCAGCATGGTAGGGGCCCAGCTCTGCACGGCGAAGGTGGAAGTGGTAATTTGGTCCGTGCGGGATGTACCGGTTTTTTCCAACACAACAAAGGTGCCGGGCATGGGGGAGGGAACCTCCATGGATACCAGCACCGGGGCAAGGGCGGCGGTCAGTACATTCAGCACCTCGGTTTCAATCATTCGTGCACCTTCTTTAGCAGGGTGTTGTGATGGAGGTTATCGGCATAGGCTTCTTCCGTGGCGGTTTCCACAATGGCAATAGCGCGGGTGGGCATTATACGGGAGACATAGCCGTCCGGCAGGCTGTCCTTGATGGAATCCGCCCGCTCTTTGAGCATGGCGGCCATTTCGGGGGAACGGAGCAGTTCCCGCACCCCGGCGCGGTTCAGCACGATCTTGACGTTACTCATACCGCTCCACCTTCACCTTCTTGTTCCAGCACAGCGGGATCAGGTCATCAATGCCCTGCACCACATCGCCGTAGGTGCGGAATTTCTGGCCCCAGAATTCCACCGTCACGTTGTGCCAATCGTGTGCGTCGCCCTTGGGCATGGCCAGCGTATAGGCCAGCCGCCTGCCGTAGAGCTGCAAATCGTTGACGATGTCCTCCGTGGCCGGTTCGCCCACCAGCACGTTGTGTACAGTGACTGGTGTTTCAGTGTAGATCGGCGCGTGGAAAGCGTCCTCGCCGGTCTTGGTCTTTTCGTACAGGATGATGTCGATACCCTTCAGCATAAGTCCTCCAGCGGGCTGTGGGCACCGATTTTGTCTCCGACGCCCAGAAGCTTCTTTTCCAGCTTGGAAAGGTACAGCTCTCCGACCGAGCCGCCGGACACCGTCCAGCTCTGCTGGTAGCCCAGCGCCGATGCGGACGCCTGGGTGGCGCCCATCGGGTACATGGCGGCGCCCTGCCCGCCGGGGCCCGCGTCCAGTTGGCGGCGCACCATGCGGCAGGATACCAGCTGTTTGCGCTCAAACGGGGCGTCCTGGCTGTATGCGTCGATGACAATGCCGGCTTCGGCCAGCAGGGCGCTGCAGAGCGTCTTTTCGTCATCGCTCAGCGTGCGGAACCCGGCTTCGACCTCTTCCACGGTTGCATAGACCATTGCCATCACCTCATTTCCTGGCGGCGGCTTTCTTCTTCGGGGCCGGGGCGGCGGTCTGCTTGGCGGCGGTCTGCTTGGCGGCGGGCTCTTCAGCGGGCTCTTCGGCGGTCTGCCTGGCCGGGGCGGCCGCCGCCGGGGGATCCACGCGGGTATGCCCTTCCGCCAGATATTCAGCTTCCCGCTCCGGGGCAACGGCCATCAGGGTGCCGGTCAGGCGGTTCTCGAATTCAATCATGATCAGGACCCCGTTTTGGCTGCGCCGGTCAGCTTGTTGAACACCGTGGTGTCGCAGCGGAAGCCGACTTCGATCTCGGCGCGCACGGCGAACATGTTCTGCTCAAACAGGTTGATGGTGGTGGAACCGTCGGTCAGGGTGGCCTGGTCGGAAATGGCGATCTGCACGCCCTCCACGGTGCCGTATACAGCCTGGCTCCAGTCGCCCGCAAAGCCGACAACGGCGGCATCGCTGGCCGTGTTGGCCGTGTAGGCGCCCTTGCTCTGGCGCACCTGCGCGCCCAGAATCATGGGCACTGCGCCTTCGGCCACGCTGTTGATGAACAGGGGACGCTTATTGCCGTCCACCGCGTTCAGCAGGATGGCCTTGCCCTGCGGGGCCAGCACCCAGCCGTTCAGAATGCCGTCATGGGCGGCGATGTCCGCATCGGCGGCAACCAGACCACCGTAGGCATTGGTCAGGATGCTCTGGGCCGTGCAGGCTTTCAGGGTATCGAAGTTGGAGCCGGGGGCTTTCACTGCCCCGAACACGGTCTGGTCAAACTTTTTGGCCAGAGCGCCGGGCAGGCGCTGCACCAGCTGATCATACAGGGCGGGCACATCGCGGCGGAACTGGTTGGAAAACGGTACGATGACGGCCAGGGTGTAGGGCTGCATCTGCTTGGTGGCCAGAGTGCCGCGCTTGACCGGCTTTTTCTCGGTCTCACCGACCCAGCCCGCTTCGGGGTCGCCGGTGATAACGGGGATGGTTACGCCCAGGCCGGGCAGCGGAATCTGCCGTGCCAGTGCCATGACGGCGCTGGATTCCTGGGTTTTCTGCAAAATTTCGCTGGACACGCTGCCCGGCAGGGAAATAGTAGTCGTGCGGTTGATATCAATAGATGCCATACTTTTGCTCCTTTACTTCATGACTTCGTTGAACCACGACGCGAACTGCTCGCGCGTGGAACCGGTTGGGGTTTTGTTCGGGTCGCCGCCGTCGCGGACGTTGGGGTAGCCGCCGGGGGCGGCATCAAAGGCCCAGGCTTTTTCTTTGGTCAGGGCATCCAGCGCGGCCTTGATGTCGGTGGTGCGGTCCTTGCTGGCTTTCAGCGCGTCCACATCCAGCATGCCGCGGATGGCCTTCACGTCACGCCCGTGCGCGTCACGGATTGCGCCGTCCAGGGCGGAATCAAAGGCAAAACTGTCGGCCTGATCGGCCAGCTGGCCCTGCAGCTTGGTGATCTGGCCTTTCAGGTCAGCCACGTCCACGCCCTCAAAGGTTTTCAGGCCGTCTTTGGCGGTGTTCAGCTGGGTGGTCAGGTCGTTCACCTGGGTCTGCAGGTTGGCGGCCTTGGTCTTTTCGGCGGTGATATCCCTGCCGTTTTCGCCCATCAGCCAGTCCAGCTGCTCATCGGTGATGTTGGGGATCTGCTTCTTTACGTCTTCGCGTTTCATGTTGTGTCCTTTCTGCCTGCGCTTTGTTTACGCGGGTTGCATCCGCTTTGGCTGTACAGTTTTACGCCATGCCGGGCAAATTTGGGGATAAAAAGTGCCCGCCCACCCCTCATGCAGGGCAAACAGGCATGAAAAAACCACGGTGCAGAATTTGCATCGTGGTTTCAACAAATTGTTGGCGCGGCCATTACGGCACAATTTCCACGCCGGGCAAAACGTCCATGTAAAAACACAGCCGGTACTGGCTCGGGCAGATAGAATTCATTTTGAACTGTTCCGGGCTGGTCACTGCAGTCAGCATGGCCAGCATCAAAACAAGCAGCTTCTTCATTGCATCCTCCTAAAAATGGGCATGAAAAAACCACGGTGCGCGTGCATCGCGGTTCAAGGTTATGTTAATGCAAGTTTGACAAGGTCAAAGATCGCACTGGGGGCGCTTTCCAGAACAGACTTTTTCAGCTGCTGCATCGTGCTGTTGTCCAGCAGGTAGCGGATGCCCTGCGGCGTGATGGACATATCGGCATAATCACTCGCCAGCGTATAGTCATTGCCCTACGCATTGACAAAGGTCAAGCCTTCGATCAGATCCTCGCGGTTCATGAAGGCAGTGGTTTCAAAATGACATCTGCGCCGGAAACAGGCGTAAAGATAGGTCAGGATCTTGAACACCAGAAAATTATAATCATCTTTGGCCATGGAAGTCTCCTTACTTCTTGGCTGAAACCTTGCATTCTTCAGGATAAAGCTCCTGATATTTTGGGTACTGGAAACTTTCAGTGTTCAAAACAGCATCAGGGCAGTCATGGCGTTCACCCCATCCGAAAACGTCCGGCGAATCATCAAGTTTTTTGCATTTTCCGGGGCCATCCCAGTAAATACAGACATTGCATTCTGGAATGCAGGTCGTGACACTATAAAACGGCGCACGGAACCCCATACTGATATCTTCCTCGCGCAAAATTTTAGGCATTCGGAAGCACCTCGATTTCCAAAAAATAACGGTCGTCTTTTATGCCGACATTCAGTACACGGTATTTCAATCCTCGTGCAAACAGGACTTCATCCTGATGCTTGAACTTTGGCAATGCCACAGGCTGAAGAAACTGGCAGCCCTTGTACCCTTCAGGAATGTGCATTTGAAGAACCGTGTCGCGGCCAGAAAGCTGCAAATCCTCAAAACTCGTAGAAGTAAAGATAGGAAAAGTACCTTGTCCACGAACGATAGTCTGTAATTCTTGTTCGGTAGGATTCTTTGGAAGGCCAAGATCCAGAAAAGACAGTGCCGTATTCCGGTACAGCGTGACGCTTTGCGGCATTGTGCCGTTGGCCAGAGCATTGTCCAGCGCAGCAATAGTTTCCCGAACCTGTGGCGTGATATTACCGTTGCGGATTGCATAATTCACGCGGGTTGCGGTGAAACCTGTATAAGCCCTGAGAATACTCTGCGACGATTCCGGCAACGCCAGAACCTGCTTTGTCATGGCATCTTTTACTGCCTTTATTTTAGCATCATCATTGCCGTTTGTCGAGCCTTCTCTTACCGCATACGCCGCCCTTTTCTGTGCGTTGATGCGTTCCTTGTTGGCGGCGTAGTTCACCCGCCGCATTTTGTTGATATCGCCGCCTGCTGCATTGTACTGGGCCAGATACTTGTCCGGGTCATAGCCTGCCACGGTGGTTTTGTGGTCAAAACGGATGGCAAACTCACAGTCACAGTTGGCGTGGATGTGGTTGGCGTGGCCGCCTTTCAGCACCTTGCTGCTGGCTTTCTGCCAGCCGTTGCTTGCCAGTGTGATGCAGAACGGGCAGGTGTCTCCGTGCGGCACCCAGGCCCACTCGGCCCCGTCCCGGACGGCGTTTTTCAGGGTGGTGTCGGCCCCGGCACGCTTGACCAGGCGGCTGACGCCGTTGGGGTATGCGGTGGATAAAACCACCGGCCAGTATGTTATTGTTCCGCGGGAAGCGGAGGCGGTACAGCTGATTTTTAACCTGTACCAGCAGGGGGCAGGATATACGGAAATCATTGATCGAAAAACTGCTGTGCTTTTTGTTTGCGGTTCGATTCGTTAAAATCCGAAGGGTTTCAAGGAGAATACGTTGGAGAAAATTATCGTAATGGCACCCGACCATGAACTGTGGGATGGGACCATCGCTTTTGCAGCAGGCTGCCCATGGAAAGCAGCAGCATTTTTGGAGCCAAACGATTTTGAAAATAACGAAAGAGCTCTTGTGGCCTTGCGCGATGATGACGCGGCGGCTTTCTGCACATTTACCAATCGGGATGAAATGCCAAGAGAATATGGTTGTGGGCCTTTGATAGGTTTTTTGTTTGTTGCCGAAAAATACAGGGGGAACCGGCTGTCTGAACAAATGGTGAACGCGGCCTGCAACGTGGCGAAGGAACAGGGCTTTTCAGCGATTTATCTCATGAGCGGGGAAGTGGGGCTGTATGGAAAATATAGCTTTACCAAAGTCGGAGATTATAAAACGATGTACGGCTCTGTTAACCAGCTTTTTTCCAAAACGCTGTAACAAAAAATGCTGTAGTCGGGAAAGAGCAACTGCAAATTAACGCTGCGGCATGGCCGTGGTCAGCAGAGGAAAGCACAAGAGCACCCG